ATGAACTCATGAACGCTCTGTGCGCTGCAATATGTGCTTCATGATTTTGTCCGGGGAACACTCTGATTGCTGCTCCCGTTAAGCTTCCTGCGTTTTCCAGACCCGGATCTTGAGGAACGGGTTGTGTAGGTGGAGGCAGTATAAGATTAATATTCTGCACACCCAACGCTTCATACATTCTTCTGTATGCTTCATATAAATCATGAATCTGAGGATTAGATTGTGCTAATTGTAATTCTGTTTGTGCCAACGTAATACGTTGCGCCATAGAAAAAATGTTTGGATCGGATACAGGAATGACATCGACTCTGTTGTCAAAGTCTTGCATCTTAATCATTCTGTTTCCACCAGCCACGTTGTATGGATATTCTGGTGGTAAGTATTCAGCAAATACTCTTGCTAAAATTCTAAACTCTTTACGCTGTGCGTGATGTAATCTTTTGTGTATAGCAGACATAACTCTCGCACCACGTTCCATAATCGCCATTGTTGTGCCGACAGGATTAGCTTGAGAACCTTCGCCTAACTTTTGATCTGCAATCGCTGCGAACCTTGTTCCTGCTTCAACACAGAAACCAAGTAACTGCATCAAGACTTGATCAGGACCTTTATAAGGTAGAGGAAGTAAACCTTCACGTAAACTACCGCCCGGTGCATCTACATCTCGAAACTCACCCGGTTGAAGTGGGGAGTCGTCATCTCGAATTCTGAGCCCTCTTGCCTTGAAGCCGGCAGGCAAATTAGAAAGAGTACCAGCGTCTAGTAGTTGTCTTAGGGCCGCAGTGGCAGTTCTAGACAGTCCGCCAATCATGTGTATCAAGCCGAAGCCGTAGAAACCGAGACCCGGTAAGAATTTGTAATGAACGAAGTATTCGATCTTTTTCTTTAACGGGTCTCCTTCTTTGTAGTTTCTACGTATTGAAAGGACTTGAGAGGAATTTTCGTCGATAGTAATAATGTAGGGTAACATGATGCCAGTAGGCTCACCATCCATGCCTTTGTCTTCAAAACCTTTGATATCACAGAGCACATGGCACTCGATTAAATTAAAGATATCGTCATCGTTTTCTTCTGGTGACGTGCCATCTAATTCATCATACTTTTGTTGAATTTGATTTTGTTCTTCGCCTCCTGCTTTTAAGGTAACATCACGGTAAAAACCCATGACTTGTTTCTTGCGTAGATCGTTAGCAGTTATGCGAACACGTTGTCCGATCATTTCTGCTGTTTCCAAATCAGTTGTTTCGTAAGGAATGACTAAATCTTCTGCAGGCACAAAACGTGATACTGCTCTACCAAGACTTGCATCGTAATAAACTTTTTTAAATGTAGAACCGGCAAGCGGTAAGTAGAAAAGCATTTGATCCATTTCCTGATCGTACTCTTCCATGGTGTTGGTAATTTCATAATTCATGAAATCTTTAACACGCTCTGCTTGAGACATGACGTCTGGTGTTTGATCACCGACTACTTGTGTGTGAACGGGACCACCCGCGGGTAACATTTCTTTGTAAGCGTGTGCTTGAAACTGTGTAACGGATTCGGCTAGTAAAGGATGTGTTACACCACTTGCTCCTTGAAAGGGTTGTGTTCTTTCGTTGTACTTAAATCCTAAAAGGTCTAAACCTCTGACATAACCGTCTTCCCAATCTTTACGAGAATCTTTTGCATTCTCATAAGCTCCTAATAACTTGGTGGATATTCTTTGAAGTTCTTGATCGTCAATGACTTCTGCGATGTTATCATAGAAACCAATGACTGGTGCCTCTTCTTCAGGATTGATGATGGCTGAACCATCCTCCATCATTTCGACTACTGATTCTTGATCCGGGGTTCCCGGAGCCATAACCTCTGTAATATCGTTTTCTTCAATTTCTAGTTCGCCAGCTTCACCTGTTACTCTTTTATCAACTACCATTAATTACCCTGTTCTTCAGTTGGTTTTTGTTCTTTCACAACTTGTAGAATTCCTTCATCTGCTTCTTCAAGACCCATTCCTTCTTTAAGATTTCCTTCAGAATCATACAGTGTTGCGTCACCCATTTCTGTCGGCATGAGAGCACTGACGGCTCCTAAAGCTCTACCTGCGATAAAGTTGAGAAGAGCCGTGGTCCCCGCAACTTTAGGAAAGAACTTTACAACTTGATCTTTGATGTATGCGTATTTTTTCTTTGTAGGGTTTCTACCAAATTTTTCATTTGCATCGACTCTGATTTCTTCGATCTTATTAACGGCTGCGTTTCTAATATCTTTAACGTTAGGCTTGCCTGCTTTTGTATCTGTAATCTCATCTACTAAAGCTTGACCTAAACCTTTCTGAGACATGTCTACAGAAATGTAAGGCATCTTTCCTGCATCCTTTAACATTGTGTTTAATAAATTTGTTGCTGCAGGTGAGCCAACTTTAATTCCTTTTCCTGCAAGAAACTTGTTCCACGCTCCTTTAGAACCTCTGACTTTTCCTGTCTTCTCATCTACTTTGGTAAAACCAAGGTCCTTTAAAAAATCTTCAAATGATTTGTTGCCATAGGTTGAAGGAATTCGAACGGATCCTTTTTTGACCTCGCCTCCCGGTTCAAGGAACATGATTCCACCCTCAGATGCTGTGCGTGCGTTCATGAGTTTTTTTATTTCGTTCATATTCAACTGACCTTCTGCTGTTCGTGTGTTCATGAGTTTTTTTATTTCTTCTCTGTTTAAAGCTCCGGGGAGACCTTCTGCTTTCGCAGTTCGTGTTCCGATATTTTTTAAGAAGTCATCAAATGAAACACCGGGGTAGTTACCGCCTGACTCTCTCATCATCTCATCGTAAATTGTTCTTAGATCACCCGGATCCATATCAGGATCTACTAAACTGTCTAATTGAATAATACGATCATTAGCCATTAACATTTCTGTTTCTCTTTTATTTAAATTACCGGGGATCATGATACCTTCGCGTTTTGTATTTTTAATACCATCCTCAAGCAAAGACATTAACATGTTTGATTCTGCTTTGTTAAGGTTACCGGGCATTGAAGCTTCCATAAGTATATTACCTTGAGAGTCTGTTGGAGGTGGCTGATTATAAAAATCATTTCGTCTCATCTGATCGTTCATCATGTCTTCCATGAATTTATTGTAAAGATAGTCCATGAGAAAATCTTTTTGTTCATCGGTGAACGGTACTTTGGTTTGTGGGTTATTTCCTTCAGCCATTGTTTTTTATAACATTAATAATATCTATTTTCATCAATAAAAATATCATTTCGTGGAGGATCATTATAATCTTCCTCGAGGGTCACAAAGTTACCTTGCCTGAATCGCATCACTGCTTGAGTGGTGCTATCAACCAAGTCGTCATGATCACCATAAGGGAAAGCTGCACATTCTTCAATAACTTCTTCTGCCCACTTTTTATCAGGAGCGTAGACTTTGCCTGCTTCAAATATGGGTGCCACCGAATTGACACGCACCATTTTATCGTTTCCTCTGCTCGGTGTATATTTCACAACAGGGATACCTAGGGTGCGCAATTCGTCAGTTAGGGGTTGCCCCGATGCTTTTTGTTCGACGATTATAGTTTCTGGCTCCCAGTATTTATACTGCTCCATAGCAATTTTTTTCAATTCTGGAAAATCCCAACGTCCCTTTTCGGCAGCCAGTAAAATTAAGTGGGGGCCTTTATTAGGGGGGTAGAACACTCCCCATGTGGTAATCGCAGAATAATCTGCCGTCTCTCTTTTACTGAACGCGGTATCGTAACTTTGTATCACGTGCACTAAATCAGGTTTGTCTTCCTTGTCCCATACTTTCCACCATTCGCGTTTGATGATGGAGCCTTCTTCGGAGGTAGGATTTTGTTGCCATTGCGCGTTCCATTTTGCAATAGACAAGGATGCCTTTACTGCTTCGAGTTCCTCGAGTTTCCAGTATTGAGGCCAGACAGGTTTTTCGTTTGGTAAGATTGCAGGGAACTCAATGACCTCCCATTGATCTCCTTTGATATCTTTTGTTTGAGCGTCGATTAATTTACCAGTCAAATCTTTTGTATTCCAACGAGTCATGACACAGACAATTGCACCGCCGGGTTGTAAACGCTGACGAGGACCAGAGGTATACCATTCGTAGGCTGACTCCATTGCAGTCTCGGACAATGCATCTTGTTCCGAGTGTGGATCGTCAATGATCAACAGATCAGCACCACGACCAGTAATAGCACCGCCGATACCTGCAGCGTAGTATTCGCCACCGTGGTTCGTTTCCCATCGCCCGGCAGCTTTGGAATCTGATTTAATTCTAACGTCATGAAAGATCGTGCGATAATCTTCGGTGTCGATAAGGTTCTTCATCTTACGACCAAATCTCACGGCGAGTTCCCCGGTGTGTGTAGTTTGAATGACTTTGAGTTTTGGATTACGGCCCACCATCCATGCAGGAAAGAGGTATGAAGCAAACTCCGACTTCGTGTGACGAGGCGGCATGTTTACAATTAATCTTTTAATCTCGCCTCTAGCAATCCTTTCAAACTGCTTTGCTATTTTTATGTGGTGGGGGCCCTCGACAAAGTCGGGCCATACACTTTTGACAAATGGAATAAATTCTTTCTCGGCTCTATTGAGCTTGGCTAGTTGGAGTCTGATTAGTTCTTCTTGGAGTTCTGCTTCGGTTTTATATGCCATAAGTATTTCGCGCCTATTGTATATCTAAAACATGCGCCGCTAGGCTGCGACATTTTGTCACGCCCCATATCTAGGGGGTGGGGGGTCT